GTTCCTCCTGACCAACCCATTTTTTATTCTCCTTTCTTACTTTTACTGTATTTTAGTTTATTAATCAAATTATTATTGTCCTTGTGTAGATTGGTACAACCTTGATTGCCTTAATAATTCCGCTAGTAAATCTTTACCAGTTAAATTACCAGCAACAGGTGTAGACATTCTTCTTGCAACATTACCAGCTCCATAAGCTATATTTCCTGCTATTCTAGGAGATGATGCTGCTAATAAAGGTAAAAGTTTAGGATTTAATGTTCCTAAACCATAAGCACCTACACCAGTTGTAATAGCTGATAAACCTTTAGGTGTTAAAGGACTAAGTGCTTGACCTGCCAACCTTGTAGATATATTTGGATTATAGTCTTCTAATGTATCTAATAATTCTCCCCTACTAGAAAATCTTGCTTCTCCAGCATCACTAAATACTGATTTTAATTTTCTTAAAATAGTAGATTTATTTGCATTATTTGTAGATAATTCTTTTACTATTTGTGTTTGTAAATTAGTAGCATCTTCATATTTTTTCATTACTTTATTATAATTTTTTACTTTTTTAGTTATAAGATTTTTAACTGCGTTTCTTGCTCTTGTTACTATAATATTAGCTTTTCTACCTTTAGTAAGTGTAGTTGGCATTAAATCATCAATGCTTCTTTTTAAAGAATCTGCTCCCAAAGCATTTTGTAATTTGGGGTCTGATTGATACTCTTTTATTTTTTTTCTAATATTTTTTAATAATGTTACATCAAGAGGGTTTAACTCTAGTTTGCCTAATGTAGTAAAACTATTTTCTATTTTATTAATTTCATTATTTAATGATGATAAATTAATTTTTCTTTTTTCTAAATTTAATTTGTTTTTTTCTATATTAAAAGTGCTTTGTTTATTTTCTTTAAAACCCTCTAATGCTTTTTGCACATCTTCTACAATTAAAGTTACATCTTCTTTTCCTTCTAAATTTTTAATAAAATCTTGTCTTACTTTAGCATCATTTGATTTACCTGCTTCATAAGCTAAATTTAAAACATTTTTTCCTGTTCCTGAAGCCAATCCTATTACTGGAGTTATTACTTTGCTCCCTACTTTTTCTGCTCCTTTAAATGCTACATTAGCTGGGTCAGCAGCACTTGTATATTGTCCTACTTTTTTTATAGCTTGTGTAACTTTACTTCCTGTACCTAATGTTCTAGTAGCTAAAGCTCCACCGCCAGTCAATGGTATAGATAATACTGCTGTTAAATCTCCTACAACTCCAACAGGATCAGTTAAGAATGAGTTTTTAACATTTTCAACTCCACCATATCTATCAGAAAAATATTGACCTACTTGTCTTGCTAGTTGTTCGTTTCCTTGTTCTCCTGGTCTTATCGTACTAACAACACTACTTGCTAACGCACCAATATCTTTAGCTGTCTGTATGGGTTGTGTAAAAGGAGTAATCATATCTTTTATAAACTTACCACCACTTTTAGCAATCGTAGTTAATGGTGCATTAGTTAAATCTTGTTGCTCTACAGCTAATTCATTTATATTAGTAGGTGGCTGTTGTTGTTTTTCCATTTGCAAAATTATTTCATTTTTTTTTTGCATTATAACAGATTTATCAGTTCCTTTTTTATATTCTAAAACAGAACCATCAGGAAATTTTACTAACTCGTCTTTTTTTAATTTCATTATTCAAACTCCAATTCTTCAGGGTCTTTAGCTGGTACACTCAATACAAAATTTGGTAAAGTAGCACCTTTACTATTACTCAAGGCATTACCTTGTCCATCTAAAAAGTTAATAGATTCGTAACCACTAAATATATTAACAGGATTTAATCCTAAATCTTCGTAATTTTTAATTTTAGCTATTTTATTATTATTGTAATTTGTTAAAGCAGAATTAAGTGTTCCAAAAGCTAAATCAACCATTTGATTTTTTAACTCTGGAGGGAACCCTTCGCCTTTTGCTCTTTTATATGCTATTTCAATTTCATTAATAACACCTTGCATACTTGCAAAAGTTCTAACTTCACCTTCTCTAACAACAGAATCATCAAGTGCTTTTATATATGAAATCATTAATGAATAATCACCAACTCCTCCATCTGCCTTTGAAGCATCTAATAATTTTTTGAATATAGTAACTGATTTATCTATTGTTCCAAATTCTTTTGCTTCAGTTTTTCTAAAATCTTTAATAAAGTTAATTTCTTCTTTTTGTGATAATGAAGATATTAAATTTGCATCTTTTAAACCTTTAATTATTTTAAGAGATTCATCTCCATATCCAGCATTAGCAAATTGTTTAGCTCTATATAATTCTGCTGTTTTAAAATCTGTAAATGGTTTTTTAGAAACATCTGATGTTAGTTTATTTATAAATTTTAATTTTTTACTTGCATTAGCTATTTCAAGTGCATCGTTTTCAAATTTTGCTGTATTTAATATATTTTGTAAATTATTAGATACTATTTGTTGGTCTTTAAGAATATTATCTTTTAAAGCTGTTTGTCTAGTAATAAGTTGTGTTTCTCTAGCAAACTCTTTATCTTCTATATCCCTATCTAATTTTTGTAAATCAAAAGGACTAATACCAGCTTTTATTGCTAATTGGTTTATATTACTTATTTCTTCACTTTTTAATCTTTTACCTAATACATTTCTTTCAAAGAAATTAGGGTCTTGTTCTGGGCCATATCTAAATGTTGTTGGAGTTACTTCTTCTTTTAAAACTTCTTGTTCTAATTGACTAGCAGGTAACCCAGTTGTTTCTCTTGCTTGTGATGCTTTTAATGCTATAGCTAGGTTTTGTGCTTCATCTTCTGTTGGTGTACCCATAGCTTGAGCTACTGAACTATCTATATTTACACCAGTTCCTTCTCCAGAAGTTGGCATCATAGGTTCTGTTTGCCCTAATTGGCTTGGATCAAAACCAGCTACTTGTTCTCTAGGCACCATAGTTCTTTCTGTAATATTACCAGAAGCATCTACAGTATATCTATTATCTCCTCTTACTGCTAACAAATCTGCCATAGCTTGATTTTTATCATCTATAGCCATTTGTGCTTGATTTTCAGCAGTTCTTCTTCTAACACCTTTTAGTACATCAGCAGTTAAACTACCTATAGGAAAATTACCACCAAAAGATTCTGCGGTGTATTGATTAACACTACTGGAACTTTGTTGCATAGCTCTTTTTAATAGTTCATCTATTAAAGGGTTTGTTTGTCTTAATCCTGTTGCTGTTACTGCCATATTTTATCCTATATTTAACTTAATGCTGAACCTAATGCTGCCATTCTTGCTCCATACGCACCAACCTGACCTCTATAAGTTCCTTGATCAAATTGTCCTTGTTGCTGTGCAGCTGCAAAGATTGGAGGAGGTGCAATACTTGTTGCTGGTACATCTAATCCTGTAGTAGCTACTGCTGGTGGTGGAGGAGCTTGTCCTGATAAAGTAGCAATTTCACTTAATGGTTGTGTTCTTCCTAATAAGTAATCACTTAATTGCCTATCTCTTATTCTTTCTCTTTCTGCTACACTACTTAAAGCATCACTCGTTTGAAAACTTCTTAAATCTGTAGCTCTTGCTAATTGAGCATCTCCTAATTTTTGTCCCTCTGCTATAGATTGTTGAGCCAAATCTCTTAAAGTATCTTGATGTGTCATTCTTAATTCTGCCATAGCATTATTGTATGCTACTGTTCCTTCTGGTATTCCTGCGTTAATTAACCTTGTTTGCAAATCTATAACTTCTTGTTGATGTTGAGGTTGAATTCTAGCCATAGCTCTGTTAAAAAATTCACCTTCTACTCTTGCAGTATAATCGCCTATATTTTCCATTGTTGGAATAGCAGTAAAACCACTTCTGTCTATAAGACCAGGTTGTGCTGATAAACCACTTAAAGAAAAAGATTCTTGTGGTAATCCTGCTAAATAATTTCCTGCTGTATCTAAATACTTATCTGTTATACCAACTTGTTTTTGTCTTTGAGCTTCATACTCTGGTGTTAAAGAATAAGTTTGTAGAAATCTATCATTTGGTAAATCTGTTACTGTGGTTATATCATAAGGAGACACAACATCAGGTCTATTCATTCTACCTTCTAACCTTGCAGTTTCTACATTTGCTGCTCCTTGTTCTCTAGCTGCACCAGCATAATCTGGAGCTGGAGGTGGCTTTGGTGAACTAAATATAAAACTCATGCTATTTCCTTTCTAAGTAATACTGCTTTTCTTTTATAACCTTTCAATGATTTTTCCCATCCTATTCTTCCTAAAATGTCAACACATTTATATTTTTTTTCTTTTGCATACTTTATAATGTCTTTTTCAATTTTAATCAAACTATTTATATTGCCACCAGCAATTCCTATTCTTAATACACCTCTATGATCTGCTGTAATAGCAACACTATCTTCATTATTAAACATTTTATACATTCCTATTTTTAAACCTTGTTCTATTTCTTCTCTGGTAATAGTATCACCAATAGCACTAGCTGGTTCTAGTAGTTTCCATATTTTATCTGTAATAAACATTATAATCCTACTCCTTTTTCATAATAAATATCTACACTATGCCATTTAATATTTTGTGCCTGTGTACTGGTTTGTATGCGTATTGCTGCGTTCCATCCTATATCGGCAACACTTCTCCATACTAATTGTGATGCAATCGTTCCTGCCCATTCTG